TGGCTTTCTCGATCGAGAAAGTTACCGTTACTGCGAAGTCAAGAGCACTGAAGGCCGAGTATTCACTCGAACTCGCTCAAGACCTCAAGGCAATCCACGGTCTGAATGCTGAAGCAGAATTGGCAAACATTCTCTCCACAGAGATTCTTGCTGAAATCAACCGCGAAGTCATCAGAACCATCTATAAGGTCGCTGAGCAAGGTGCTGTTGCTAACACCGCTACTGCTGGCGTATTCGACCTCGACATCGACTCCAACGGTCGCTGGTCTGTTGAGAAGTTCAAGGGTCTCCTGTTCCAAATCGAGCGTGATGCTAACGCAATCGCACAAAGAACTCGTCGCGGAAAGGGCAACATCATCATGTGCTCTGCAGACGTTGCTTCTGCACTGACCATGGCTGGTGTTCTCGACTACACCCCTGCACTCAACGCTAACCTCAACGTTGATGACACTGGTAACACCTTCGCTGGTGTTCTCCAAGGTAAGTATCGTGTTTATATCGATCCTTATTCCTCCAACCTCACCTCTGCTAACGCATCGAACGGCAATCAGTATTACGTCGTCGGTTATAAGGGTTCTTCACCTTATGACGCCGGTCTGTTCTATTGCCCATATGTACCTCTGCAGATGGTACGTGCCGTTGGTGAGAACTCCTTCCAGCCAAAAATCGGATTTAAGACTCGCTACGGCATGGTCGCTAATCCATTCGCAGAAGGAATCAACCAAGGCCTTGGTGGTCTTAATGTTAACCAGAACCGCTACTATCGTCGCGTTGCTGTTAAGAACCTCATGTGATCCATACTCACAAGAGTTTATCAGAGAGTCCTTCGGGACTCTCTTTTTTTATCTAAATATTTCAATAGTGCAGTTCCATAATGGCAAACAGGGAAACACAAATAGAAAATAGAAACTTTTTATCTCCAGTAGGTTTTAAATTTGTATTGGAAAGAAGTCCAAAGGCAGTATTTTTTTGCAACCAAGCCAATATTCCAGATTTAAACTTGGGTGTAACTTTTCAACCCAATTATCTCCGTGATATTCCAACTCCTGGTGATAAAATAGAATTTGGAGATCTTAATATTAGATTTTTAGTTGATGAAGATCTTGTAAATTATATGGAAATACAAAATTGGATTCGTGGATTAGGTTATCCCGATTCAGTTCAAGAATTTAGAGACCTTGATGTAGAAGGTAGAATCAGAGTCAATTATTCTAATAAAGGTCACAACATCTACTCTGATGGCACTCTGCAAATTTTAAGCAGTAATATGATATCAAAATTTAATGTCATTTTTACAGATTTATTCCCATACTCATTAACTACACTCTCATTCGATGCCACCGATACTGACATTGAATACTTTACGGCTGAGGTGTCTTTCAAGTATACTAGTTATAGAGTAGAGACACTATCCGGAACTTCCTTATGAGTTTTGACCTTGATAAAATACAAGAGATGTGGGAAAAAGATTCTTCTATTGACCGAGACAATTTACACGAAGAATCATTAAACATTCCTTCACTCCATGCAAAATATTTTGAAATATACAATACCATTTTTTTGTTAAGAAAAAAAGCAGAGCAACAAAGAAAAAATATAAGGCACGAACGATACGAATATTTTAGTGGGAAAGCAGATCCAGATGTTTATATAGAACAACCTTTTCCCAAAAAAATTCGTGATAAAGATACCATGCAAAAATATCTTGATGCTGACGAAAAACTTTCATCAATATGCTTAAAGATTGATTACTATGATACCATGCTGGTATACATTGAAAGTATTTTAAAGCAAATAACAAATAGAACTTATCAAATAAAAAACGCAATAGAGTTTATGAGATTCAATGCAGGTTTAGGTTAATGGAAGAAGATTCATTTGTTTTAAACTTTTCTATTGAAGATGTACATTTAATGTATCATTGTGTAAGTGAAAGATTAAAAAATTGGGAGGGATTTCCTTCTCGACATCCTCAAGAACAAGAACATTTGAATTATTTAAAGAGTGAGTTATATAAATGTATTTTAGATTTTAAGTTTAATGATATGTAATAAATAGATTTAGATGAATGGATCATCGTGATTGACACAACAGCTAATCTTGTTATATCTAAATCTAACGAAGTATTTTTAAAAATAAACACGGAACCACATATAGAATATGAACTTAGAGATCACTTTAAGTTCGAAGTTCCAAATGCAAAATTTATGCCACAGTATCGTGGTAGAAATTGGAACGGCGAAATACATTTATATGATATGAGGTCTAAACAGATATATGTTGGCCTTTTGGATAAGATAGTTCAATTTTGTGAGAATTACGGATATACTTACAAATTTGAAGATAATAAATTTTATGGAACTCCATATGAAGAGAACAATGGAATTTCATATGAAGGTGTAAAAGATTATATGAATTCTATTTGCACACATAAACCCAGAAAGTATCAAATAGAAGGTGTTTATGGTGCATTGAAACATAACAGAAAATTATTAATAAGTCCTACTGCATCTGGTAAATCTTTGATGATTTACTCTCTTGTGAGATACTATGTTGCTAAAGGAGAAAAAATTCTTTTAGTTGTTCCAACAACAAGTTTAGTGGAACAGATGTTTAAGGATTTTATGGATTATGGGTGGGATGCAGAATCACATTGCCACAAAATTTATTCAGGTAAAGAAAAGAGTAATAATGCACCAGTTACTATAACCACTTGGCAATCTGTTTATAAGTTAGAGAGATCATTCTTCGAAGATTATGGTGTCATTATAGGTGATGAAGCTCATTTGTTTAAGAGCAAATCTTTAGTCTCTATCATGACTAAACTTCATCATGCAAAATATAGATTTGGATTTACTGGTACATTAGATGGCACCCAAACTCATAAATGGGTACTAGAAGGATTGTTTGGACCATCATATAAAGTCACAAGAACTGACGAATTGATGAGACAAGGACATCTTTCAACATTGGATATACAATGTATAGTATTAAAACATGAACCTCAAAAGTTCCAAACGTATGAGGATGAAATTAAGTATTTAATTTCTCATGAACAAAGAAACAGATTTATTACAAATCTTACTTTAGATTTGAAAGGTAACACTCTGGTGCTATACAGTCGTGTTGAAACTCATGGTGCAATACTATTTGAAAAGATAAATAATCTTAAGCGAGATAATCGCAAAGTCTACTTCGTTCATGGAGGAGTAGATGCTGAAGAACGAGAAACAATACGTGAAATTGTTGAAAGAGAAAATAATGCAATTATTGTAGCTTCATACGGAACTTTTTCAACAGGTATTAATATTAAAAATCTTCATAATGTAATATTTGCATCTCCCAGTAAATCGAGAATTAGAAATCTACAATCGATTGGTAGAGTTTTAAGAAAAGGAAAAAACAAAACAAAAGCAAAACTTTATGATTTAGCTGACGATATTACATATAATTCGAAAAGAAATTACACGCTAAATCATTTGATTGAAAGAATTAAAACTTATAATGAGGAGAATTTTAATTACGAAATAATCACTATAAAGATAAAAAGAAATGATTGAAGACGATTTTTACGCAACAATAAAATTTAAAAATGGTGAAGAGATATTTGCTAAAGTAGCTCCTTCAGAAGAAGAAGAGGAAACTTTTTTAATTGTTTCAAATCCAATAGTAATAAGTGAAGTCAAATCTAGAATGGGAGTAGTTGGATATAAACTAGATCCTTGGTTAAAAACCTGTGATGAAGATATGCTTATTGTTAGAATGAGTGAAATATTAACCATCTCCGAATCAAAAAGTATTGAAATGATCATGATGCATCAAGCTTTCATTAGATCTAATGAAAGAGATGAAAACAATGAACCTCCAATATCAAGAGAAATGGGATACATTTCTAATGTTAATGATGCTAAAACTCTTTTAGAGAAGCTATATAATAGTAATTCTTTTCAACCTCCACAAAGGTAATTGTACACAAATATTGAAGGGTTGTCAAGTAGACATATAAATGTTATTATTTCTATATGATGATGGTATAAACTTATGATATCTACTAATATGTCCAAGAGAAAACGTTCAGAACATTACGTAAACAATAAAGAACTCTTGGAGGCAATGATTGTTTATCGATCCAAGGTTGAGAAATCTTATTTGGAAGAATTCGGTAAGGATCTTAAAGAGCTTCCAAAACAAGAAAGAGCAAAGAGATGGAAAACGAAACCAAGGATACCTAGGTATATTGGAGAGTGCTTTCTTAAGATTGCAACACATTTATCGTTTAAACCAAACTTTGTAAATTATATGTTTAAAGAGGATATGATTTCTGATGGTATAGAAAATTGTGTCCAATACGTTCATAATTTTGATCCAGAAAAATCTCAAAATCCTTTTGCTTACTTCACCCAGATTATTCATTATGCTTTTCTTCGTAGAATTCAAAGAGAAAAGCGTCAGTTAGAGATTAAAAATAAAATTCTTGAGCGTTCTGGATTCTCGGAAGTTTTTGATGACAATAATACAATTGAAGGCAATAACTATAGTGACTATAATCAAATTAAAGACAATGTTCACAGTAAGTTGAGGAGTTGACAAAAGACAATAATTTGATTATGATAGGAGCCCTAAAGTAATTAGTATGAAAGTTGCCATTATTACAGACACACATTATGGGTGTAGAAAAAATTCGCAACTTTTTCATGATTATTTCAAAAAGTTTTATAATGATATTTTCTTTCCATATTTGAAAAAAGAAAATATCAAAACCATTGTCCATATGGGTGATGCTTTTGATAGTCGTAAAGGTATTGACTTTGCAGCATTAACTTGGGCGAAGGATAATATTTTTGATACGATTAAGTCTGAAGGAATTAAACTTCATTTAATTGTTGGCAATCATGATTCTTACTATAAGAATACTAATGATGTAAATGCTGTTGACCTTCTTTTGAGGGAGTATGATAATATTGAAGTATACTCTAAACCTAAAGAAGTAAAGTTAGACAATCTAGATGTATTTTTTATACCTTGGATTAATAAAGAAAATGAAGCAGAAACTTTTAAACTTATTGAAAAGACAACTAGCAAGATCGCGATGGGGCACCTTGAACTCCAAGGATTTAGAGTTAATCGACAAATCATCATGGACCATGGTGCTGATCGCCAGCTATTTGAGAAGTTCACCAAGGTCTACAGCGGTCACTATCACACTCGATCGGATGATGGACGGATCTATTACTTGGGAAATCCCTACGAAATGTTCTGGTCAGATGTCGGTGATAGGAGAGGATTCACCATCTTTGATACAGAAACTCTGGAACATGTTTCGATAGATAATCCTTATCGTCTGTTTTATAATATCTACTATGAAGATACAAATCATCAAACATTTGATTTTAGAGAGTATCATGGAAAAATTGTAAAACTTATTATAAGAAAAAAATCTGATACTAAAAAGTTTGAAAAGTTCATTGATAAACTTTATAATGTTGGAGTTGCAGAATTAAAAATTGTTGATAATTTTCAACTTGAAGAAAATAAAGATTTTGAAGCTTTTGAGTCTGAAGACACTCTTTCTATTTTGAATAGATATATTGAGGAATCTGAAGTTGATTTGGAAAAATCAATTTTGAAAAATATGATTCAGGAAGTTTACAAGGAGGCTTGCGAATTGATTTAATGTATATCTTAACACGCGAAGGTAAGGAAGATGAGGGTGCATATTCTGTAAGAAATGAAGTTGGGGATAATATTCTTTACATTTTCAAAGAGAAGGATGATGCCGTTCGTTTTGCTATGATGCTGGAGGAAGATGGTTCATCTGAAATGAGTGTAATGGAAGTTGAACCAGAAATGATAATTCCAGCTTGCCAAGTGAATGGATATGAGTATATAATATTTACATCTGACGACATTGTAATACCTCCTAAAACTGTAAGAAATGATTATATTTAAAAAAATTAGGTGGAAGAATTTTTTGTCTACCGGACAGCATTATACTGAAATTGATTTTCAAAAAAATAATACGACTCTTATTGTCGGTTCAAACGGTGCAGGAAAAAGCACAGTGTTGGATGCATTGACTTTTTCTTTGTTTGGAAAACCATTTAGAAAAATCAATAAACCCCAATTAGTTAATGCTATCAATGAAAAAGATTGTAGTGTAGAAATTGAATTTACAATTAACTCCATTGAATGGAAGGTTGTGCGTGGAATTAAACCAGCAATCTTTGAGATATGGAAAAACGGCTCCGTAATGGATCAAAGCTCTTCTGCGGTTGACCAACAAAAGTGGTTGGAACAGAATGTGCTTAAAATGAACTATAAGTCTTTTACACAGATTGTTGTTCTTGGTAGCAGTTCATTTGTGCCTTTTATGCAACTTTCTACATCAAATCGTCGTGATGTGATTGAAGACTTATTGGACATTAGAATTTTTTCTTCTATGAATAATATCATTAAAGAAAAGATGAGAACACTTAAGGATGAAATTAAAACCCTTACACTGAAGAAAGAATCCTTAAGTGATAAAGTGTTGATGCAGCAGAATTTTATTGAA